TGTTGCCGTGTTAATTTTCATAGTTGCTATTGTATTATCTGGTAATTTTAGGTATAGATTTACGTACACTATTCCTGAGTACTCATCTCCAGAAAGCTCTACTTTTTCTACAGATAGGTCTGGGAGCCACCTACGTACTGCGTTAGATATGGCAATAGGTATTGCTCTACGATAGTTGTTTTCATTTTCAAACAGGGTAGTGGACCAGTCTGTGCCGTATTCTGGAAGCATAGGTCTTTGTCCAACATTTGTTGACAAAAGAGTAACTACCCTATCTAAATACAGTTTAGTTGCTGTTTGGGCACTTGCAACAACCCCATTTGTATCTAAAGTGTATGGATAACTAATCGAAGAACTCATGACTGTACTCCAATCCAAACAGGGTATTCAAGAAGGCCGGCCTCAAAAACAACCCAAACCATTTGTCCTTCCACAGGTACGGACCTATGAAAGGTATGTTCAGGAACTAGGTCGCCTTTTGAGCCAACAGTTGTGCCTACTCCAAGCCCGCTAGCAGCAGTATACTTACTATTTTCCTTAGAGTCTGTGGTAGCGCTTGGAGAATTTGCAACAATAGTGGCGTTATTTTTGCTAACAGTTTTTTGTTTAGTAACTGCTACATGTTGGTGGTTTAGCTGTTGATTGCCTGGAGACTTTGCCACTATTGTAAGGGCAGGAACAGTCTCTGTATCCCCTCTAGAGTCTGTTACAGATACAGGGGTTGTAGTTAACATAGCGGCAAGGGCAGCAACATTATGGGGCTCGTGATCTGGGTGGTATGACGAATCTGTAATAGGTAGGCAGGCTTTAGCCCAGTTAGATACTTCCGTACCTGAGGGCATAAACACTTTAACTTTTATTCTATTTTTGCCTGTAGGATCTAGGCCGGCAGATACCTGGGCAGAATAGATACCATAAAACCTAGATCTTCCTTGCGGATCGTGGTTAAAGGTATTCTCATCAAGGCCGTAATTATCAAAACTCATTTTACAATTCTCCCACTACTTGTAGCTACCCATTTTACAGGGTTTTTTATAGAAATCAAATTAGGATAGTAATCTAAAAATTTGGTTGCGCCGTAGACGCTTGGAACATCTGTCACAGAGGTTGAAGTATAGGCTGTGGGCATAACTGTCTTAGTTGGAATGAGTTCTGAGGAGTTTGGGGACAGAGAGAACTCAGATAGAACAGTTGCATACCCAACTAAAGACTGTCCTGACAGCTCTGATTGAATATCTCTAGTTGCTGCGCGAGTAGCTGCAGTAGGGTCTACATCCCCAATTATATCTGTACCAACCTCTAAGTTTAAAAAATAATCCGAAGGGCGGCCACCAAATACGTGGACAACAGAAAGAACGGTCCAATATCCAGACAGACCGTTAGGTAGTCCGTCTAAATAGATAGGGTCGTATGGCTTGATAGAGGGGTGGCCAACAACTGATACCTGAGCCCTATGTTGATATCTATGTGACTTTTTATAGGAATCCGCAATTTGTTTAGCGTCTGTTTGACTAGTAGCTACTTCGTGCACGTGATATTTTTTAAATCCTGCTTTAGTTGTTGCAGTGGACTTATTATTCGAAAAAACTGTCATGATAAGAAGAACCCTTCATTAGGAACAACTACTCCGCTAACAAGGTTATCATCTACAATGTTTTGATGTGTTGACTGAGCAACAATTCCATTAGCAGTGTTTACCGCAGTAATTACACGATCAACTCTTCCACCGGCTTCTGGTGCGTAATCACTAAGCATAGGGCTCCAGCTAATTATGGTTCCAAGTACCTTAAGCTCACGTGGAGCTTGGCCGTCTTCTTCAGTAGATACATAAAAAAAGTAAGGGGCAGACTTTTTCTTTTCTGAATAAATCTTATCTTTTGACACAAAGAAAATAGTAGTGTTATCTGTAACTAAGGCAAAACCAGTTTGTTTTGCCAAGCTCCTGATAACCTGCCAATCACTTTGCCCTGCCTGAACAACACTGGGGCGTGTTCTAGGATGGCGTTGAGTGACTGTTGCAAGACCATGTTTGTTTGCAATCTTTGTGACAACCTGATCAGCAGTAACATCCTTATAGATTTTTTGATTAGTATCTTTAAGGTAATACGTAGCCCCTACACAAACAATATCTGTGTTTCCACCTTGCCAGGTGTTTGGCTGCTCTACATGCCTAATATATCCATACCAAGTTTCTTTAATTTTTTTTGATCTAAATGTAAACCTAACCGGGTCTCCAGATATTAAGCCTGTTTTTTTATTGCTCGGGTGGCCCTTAAAATGCAGAACAAGTCTGTCATGTTCTTCGGGATTTCTATATAGTTCTGCACCAATTAGTGCCATAGTCATATCAGGTGCTTTTGTAAACTCTACTGTAAAAGAAGAATCTATAGATCCTTCTTGCCAAATAAATGGTCTATTTGACGGAGAATTAGCTGTTTCCATAAGGGACCCTAATCACTGTTCCGGCAGCGATATTAAATGGGTCATCAATTTCTGGATTAATTTCCATAATTTCCCACCAATATTTTGAACCTAATCCGTAAGCCTGAGCTAGAATAGCTATTGCATCTCCATCCGCCCACGTATACTCTACATACTGTACTTTTTTAGAAGTTGGAAAAGCACGGTAAACAGATACGGTAGGGTTACCCGTATATTTATGAGCAGTCTGTGATAGCGGACCATCGTAATATCGTGAAACTCTTTCAATCATGATTATCCTTTCTTATGGTTTCGGTGTTTCAGGAGTGCCTGCAGGAGCAATGCCGCCCATAGTACCAATAGACTGGATTCCCGTTTCTCCCTCTACGTTAAATTGGGCAGGGTAACGAGTAAAGTCAACAGAAACAACTGTAAGCATAGGAACCATATTTAGATCAAAAATTTTATGGGTAACATTGAGTCCAGTTACAGAACCAAAATACCTTAAATTTGGTCCTAAGTACATCCACAATGGGATACCAGTAATATAGCCAATATCCGAGCTTCTACGATATTCTTTGTGCCCAATATTAGCGCCGTAGTTTTCATCAAGCAGCATGGTGTTTTCTTCTGGATCTCCGTTTAAACAACGGTATAAAAACTCTAAATCGTATTCAGTTCCTCGGTTTAAAAGTCCATAACGTTCTTCCTCTTGTAGCGGTCTTCCATACGCAGCGGTTTCATCCCTCTTTGCAGCAGCCATATTTAAATAACTTAGGTCGCTAATCCTACTTATTAAAAGCTCAACTTTAACAGTTTGATTACCAGTAAGAGAAGTTGCAGAGTCTTTTGAGCCAAACGTCCAGTCAATTGAATTATTGCCACTAGTGCTATAGCCAATAACTTCTGGGTTGTACATAAATCTAAAGCCCCATTGCTTTGCTTTTGCCTTTGAGCCAGTGCCTAAAGATAATGCGCTATGGTTCATTACTGATGCAGAAAGTTTGTCTTGGAATATGCGGCCGCGTTCTAGGCGACCGTCATCACCTATAAACTTATATTTACCGTTTAGCTTTGCAAATTCGTCAGAATTAAATGGTTGACCTTTTGAATCTAATGCAACTCCCGCACGTAAGCCAAAAGGTATGCTCTTGCTAGCAACGTGTGGTGGTGGATTCCATCTTTGAGCATCACCTGGTGGAAATACTTGCGTTGGTTTGTCCGGTGTGTTTGCTGGATTCGAATCTAATTTGTCTCCACACTGTCCAAGCTGAGCATCGTATAACTTTTTTTCCATTTGCCGTAAGTTTGTTGGGCTTTTTTTAAAACTTGTATAGGTACCAGAATAATCTGAGCCCTTAACAATTGTTTTACCGTCAATACTAGAAGTTATATAGGAATAGACTATCTTATTGCTAGTTCCAGTCTTTGTTCCAACTTTAAACCCAATCCATTGCTTGTTGCAAAGATCGTAAACATACTGGTACTTAAGCTGGCTTGTTTTAACAGTAGTATACGCCCCAGTTCTTTCTGTAAGCTTAGCCTTAAACTGATCTGGAAGATCAGGGATTTCTCTTGCTTTTCTTACATAAATTTGTGGGTTTAGGCCACCAAGAGTTACTTCTCCAGAATAGGCGGCACTTTCCTTATCAACTTGGATTCTTATAGCGCCGGGAGTAGGTCGATAGGCAACTTTATCGGGGAAGATGTCTGCCTTTACGGTAAATGGTGGGTCAAATGTAGCTTTAGTAGCACTTGTAACTGTAAGAGTAAACCAAAAATTTACACTTTGATTTTCTGTATCTGAATTTGGAGAAGTTTGCTGGTTTGCAGTAATCCCGCTAAAACCACGATCTTTCTTTTTATCAAGTTGAACTTTACCAATGTCTAAGGTTGAGGCAGTCGGAATAATTTTTACGTTCTGTACGCATGCCTCATTTAACCAATAATATGTAGATACGTTAGTATCTGTATCAGTTTTTTTAAGATAAAATCTTAATGTATATCTATACTTATTCCATCGTGTTGCACGAATTTGGGTAGCGTACGGGCCCGCAGCCGAAGGTGGTGCGGTGTATATACCATACGTATCTGGTGCGGTCTGTTCCCCTAAACGTTGCTCAAGGTGGGTATTAATATACTGACCAAACTGCGTAGCTAAAATAGTATCGTTGTACGAGCCTCCTGAGTTTATCTCATTTTGCGTAATAAACGATGTCTCTACCTGTACAGTGTAGAAATAATTATAGGAAAATGCCATTATAGACTACTCGCAATCTTACGTAGTGTTGCATCTTTTCTCAATTTTTCTCCAACTAGCTTGACTAAACGTTCTGCCTCTTGAATACTTCCCTGTGCAATGTTTACCTTCATATCAAGGTTAATTGTAACATTGCTATTTGAATTTACAGTAGCGCTGCTACTGCCGCCTCCGCCGTGATTTGAGCTAGTTCCTGCACCAGGAGCACCTACGTTCATACCATTGCTAGCTTCTCCACCCACGCGTGCTTCCAAAGCAACAGCATCTGCTTGTTTTAGGTGCTTCATGTAAGCTCCGGTATTATAACTAGACCAAGCGCTCCAGTTATTACCTTTTTGACTCATGTGGGCCGCTATACCAGCATTAGTACTTGGGTTAAACAAATCTTGATTGCTTCTGAGGTTAAACTTTTTACGCCTAGCTGGTCCGAGGCTGCCCAGCATATTAATTTGATACAGTCCGTAAGACTCATCGCCGGTTTTAGTGTTGCCATTAAATGCGTTGGATCTACCGCCGGATTCAGCAATAGCAATTGCGTATGCAGTTTTTAGCGCATCTCCTTTAAATCCCTTAGATGAAATTAACTTTATAAGGTCTTTTTTACTACCTGTAATATTGCCGTCATATTTGCCGCCAGGAAGTTGAGCCAGAACATCGTCAGTTTTCTTTCCAAATACTTTTTCAAGATCATCATAAGATACTGGCTTTCCGTCTACAATGGTTTGTCCAAAAGCTGCTAAAATACTTGGGGAGGCATAAGAACTAGAGCTCCAGCCAGCCTTTTTAGTTTTAAAAACCCTTGACGCAGCCTCATTTAAGCTTGATAGTACTTGAGGAACTCCCTTACGTTTTTTAAACCAATCTCTAGGGTTGTACTGGACTCCTTTTTCATCTAATGTTTCAAAGTGAAGGTGTGCGCCACGAGAGTTTCCTCGACCAGGATCTTTTGCGCCACCACCAGACTTACCAATAACTTGTCCGGCTTTTACTTGTTGTCTGCTAGTTACAAGAATAGAGCGTAAGTGAGCATATCGGCTAGAAGTTCCGTCAAGGTGTTTTATATCTACGTAGCTTCCATAACCATTTGGATCATTACCTATTCTTGATACTTTTCCTTCTGAGGCTGCAGTAATAGGTGTTCCAGAAGGTGTTGCTAAGTCTATTCCGCGGTGGTTTGAACTAATTCTTTGTCCTTGTTTTGCAGCCCTTGCTGCCGCGCCAGGACGAGGGCCAAACTCTGAAGACACAGGTGTTGCTGAAGGAACAGGCCACATATGATTTGCGCCAGCAGTTTCTGCTTTCGGAGTTGAGGCATGACCAATGTTCATTCCATTGCTGGATTCTCCACCTATCGAACCAAATAGCTGACCAAGTGCGTTACCGCCACCGGCAAGAAGCGCACCTATAATTGCACCAGGGGCAGCAGCAACACCAAATCCTGCAGCTCCTACAGCAGCACCACCAGCTGCACCTATTCCAGCAGATTTAAGTACAGAGCCCCAGTCAAAGCCGCCTTTCTTTTTAGCGTCTTTGTAACCACCAAATGCAGACATTGCGGCACCAACAACTGGAAGGGCTTTACCCGCTACGCCTAAAAATCTTCCTGCTGAAGAAAGTGCTGGACCTGCCTTAGATAGTAACGACCCTCCCTTAGTTGCGGCCGTACCTAGTGCAGGTAGTACTGCTTTAGCACCTCCGCCACCTAAAAATTTAGATAGTAGTTTGTATTGGAGGAATGAAGAACCTAAACTTGCAACAGTACTTCCAGCTGTTGCAATGGCGCCTCCGGTGTTTCCCGAGTTAGGCAGAGTTTGTAAAATTCCTTTGAGGGTCATTAACCCATCATTAATTGGTCCAAGAAGATCTGCCATTGCACTAAAGCCATCATTAACTGCTGCGGTAGTTCTTGTAGCTACGTTGTAACCACCTACTAGACCTTCTTCAGTTGCAGCTAGTTTTCTAGCCTCACTGGTGTTGTATCTAAAATTAGAACGAACAGGGGAGCTTTTATCAACGCCCATAAGATCCAACATCTTATTTGGATCTTTGCTGTTCATTGCACCAGAGTACTTTTTAGCAGACCCTGCTTTTGCTCTAGCACGAAGACCTGACTGCAATTGCTGCATCAAGGCTTGGTCCCCATTTGTTAGGGTAAGGAGAGTTTGATAAGACTTAGATCCTGGGTTATAAAGTAGGTCTGCTTCTTCTGCGGTAATCTGTCGTCCACGATATAAAAAACGATACACATCGTTAACAATTTGGGAAATTGGCTTTAAGTTTCCTTTATCATCACGAATACGTACGCCCATGCGCAAAAAGCTCATGCCGTTCATTCCAGCAACAGATGCGGCAGCAGCTTCGTTTGACATACCTGATTGTGCGCTTAGCCCAGCCATTTGGCTCATAATGTTACTTGAAGTTTTGGATCCTGCGCCATACCCGCCACCATACATCAAAGACATCTGTGCCATGACAGGTGACATAGCGCTTGTAGCTCCGCCACCTACCTGTTTGTTTGCCTGTAAGATAGCTTGTCGTGAAGACATTCCGGCCATGCCAGCGTAAGAATCTGCGCCAATGCGTTGAGTAACAGCAGCCATGGTATTTGGGGCCATGCTCATATATGTAGAGCCAGCTGCAAACCCTACAGCCGCACCTACTTGGGCCCGGGTAAACCCACCACCCATACCAATTTTACCGCCGCCAGATTTGCCACCCAAGTTGTCGGTTGTGTCTTTAACACTGTCCGCCATCTTGTCCCATTGCGAAGCAATGCCGTCCATGTACTTTGATACTTTTTCAAATAACTTTAGTAGATTTTTTCCAAAGTCGTCAAAGCTAGCGTCGTTGCCCGCTACGCTACCAAACCCTGGGTCGCCATCTGTTGCGACTCCCAAATTTTCGGCTATTTAAATCACCGCCTTAACCTGTTAGTTCCTTTTTCAAGCCAATTAATTCGTTCCCTATAAGTAAGGGAACGAATCTCTGTAAGTGTCCACCCGGGGTACATCTGCGTTAGCAGCTCGTACATCCCAAGCAACACTGTGTAGTCAGTCTCACTCCCGAAAGAGATCTGCCAGGGTTAGTGGCAGTGGCACCTCCGAGCCGCAAGACGTACATTCTTTTTTAATTTGGCTAAGTTGTGGTCCAGGGTTACGGTTTGTGATTTCTTCAAGGATCGTTCTACGATCCTTCATTCCTAAGTTTCTAACGACTTCTGGGTCAATTATTTCTTCCCCATTAATTGCTAAAACTGTGCTCTTTAACAGAACTGTGTCTAATTCTGCCATAGTTTTATTTACAGAGTCTACGATTGCTCGTTGTGTTCCACCCTTAGGGAGTGTCACTACAACTGTGCCAACTTTACACTTTACTGTAAATTCTCTATCTCCCTCTAATTTCTTAATCTTTACGTCTTTATCTAGATCAATAACAAATGTTTGGTCATTGTCACACGTAGGGCATTTACCGGGCCCAACAGTTACTTCTGTACCAAATGTTACTTTTCTAATAGCTAGTAGCAATAGTTCTCTGTCTCCAGCAAACATTGCGTCTAGTAGGTCTTTTGTTGCTTTTTCTTCACCAATTTTAACAGTAGCTCTTTCTAAAATATTTAAAAGGGCTTTTCCAGTGTCATTGATCTTAGAGATGGCTTCTTCATCGATTCCATTAAGCTCTCTAACCTCAGCAGTAGTAATCAAGCCTTCAAAGGGGTCATACAGACCCCCGGCTAGTTCTACTGATGTATCAGGAGGCAATGTAATTTTAGGCGCTTCCGCCTTAACCATTGCCTCCTGCTCACCAAGAGCCATAGCATCTGCTGCTAGCTTATTAGCCAAATCAGGATTTGTACCCGCATTTATAACCGTATTATTAGACATATTGTAGTTTCCTTATATTATTAGAATGTTTGGTTTGTGTCAAAAGTAGTAGGTGCTGTTCCTTCTACTGTGTAATCCTTTGCGTAACGAACATCCCAACCTTCATGAACTACAGTCATTTCTTCCACCATAAGGGTGTTAGAACCTGCGTCTAGTCCACTGTAAGAAAGTGATGTGATCCAAGCATTATACACCTTAAAGCGAAGTGATGTATGTTGGTCATATGGGGTGTTGG